CTTACAGGGTTCTAAAGCGGCAAACGCCACTAAACTGGTAGAGCTGTCCTTCGAAGTAGAAATACTTACTCCTTTAGGCCGTGCGTAACGTCTCATCAACGCTATCTAACAAACGGGAACCTAAAGGTGTTTTGCCATAGGTATGTGCGAGTGATTCTCCGCATACGGGCACGACCACAAATTTGACTAAAAATGTGCGATAAGCGAACTGACGCAGCCGCCAAGGCAGAGACCGTCATAAGTTATGACCACATCACGGATAGATGGCTCATTCCGTGGTCAGCGCTATGGAGTTAGCGTGGTTCTCATTAAAGAGGAGCCACTCTTTATTGTTAACCTTGAGAGACCCGACGGGGTCTCTCACTCTTACAAGGAGGATTTATGCCTATCGTGAATACGCGAATTTCGGGTACTTTCCACCGAATTAGCACGAACACGTCGTACGGGAATGTTACCGTGAACGATGAACCCTATACGCTTGAATCTGCGTCGGTTTATCGTGCATGGTCCCGTCAAACCAGGCCCTATGTTACCACTTTGCCATATGTCGTCCAAAAGGCGTCCTATATGCCGAAGAGTTATCATATAGATGAGCACACGCCGCATTATGTCTGGTCCTCAGTTAGGGACGGGTGGGTTGGCGTTAAGCTCAGCTACCTTCTTGGTCTTGCTTCATCGCAGAACGACGACATTCCTCTGGCTGACGCCATGAATGGTGCCATAGATAATATCAAAGGTGCCAGCTGGAACTTTCCAGTGTTTGCCGCTGAAGCGAATAAGACAATAGACTCTGTTCACCTCCTTGCCCAAAAGGCGACTAAAGGATGGTCATACTTCAAGGAGTATCGGCGCAGGCCGAAGATGTTGTTGCAGCTTGTTACTGAGCTCTTCTATCATTCTCCTAAAGATGCGAGACGTAATCGATATTATAAACGTATCGACCAACGACTCGGTTCAGATGATGCAGCTAAGGCGTGGCTTCGGTATCGTTACGAGGTCATGACCACGATTCTGGATGTACAGGAGGCGGCGAAAACCACCGCGGATTTACTCCTTAGTCAACCGGAAGTACACAAATCATCCGTTCAACGGACTATCGTTGTCGAGCTTCCCCCGCATGTACTTTGGTATGGCGGTTGGGATCAGCCGTTTTTGTTGGGAATCGGTGCGAGCGCGAAATTGCGCTTCGACCGCCAGGCTTCTGCTGAAATTACCTGTAGAGCTTGGATCTCGACCCGGCGTGACAATCCTGTACTGAGTGAGGCTAATCAACTCGGCCTGATAAACTGGCCGGCCAACGCCTGGAGTTTACTTCCGGGCAGCTTCATTGCAGACTGGTCGCTTGACATTGGCAATTATCTGGAAAGGTTGCCTGCTTTATGTGGTCTCCAGATAGTAGATAGCGGGTACTCTACCTTCCGACGGGTTGGCGGTACCATCAGTGCTTCGGTCGGGTCAGATTATTACACGACCCGATCTCTCGAATTAGATCCACTCGAGTTTGAAGCATCTTCTTACCAACGATCGCCGTGGCCTAACCCGGCCCCGGTGTGGACTCCAGCCGTGCGTCTGTCGACTAATCGTCTTATCGACGCTGCAGCCCTCTTTAGAACTTTGGGCACACCAAGCTTTCAGCGCAACTTACGGCTGTAGATTGGCGGTTTTGTTCACACATTGATCATACATATACTCCACAGGAGGTTATAAATGGGTTTCTTTGATAGCGGGACCATCAGCGGCGTAAGCCGCACCGATGGCACGACCGCGCGTACTGTTACTATGGTACGCGTCGGTAGTATCGTAAACGGTTTTGTCGCCCGGGAAACTGGGCTTAACAATCCGGAGTTGGCTCAGTCCTTCACCCACCGGACCTTCGAAGAGAAGGCTCGGAACGGTGTTCGGATTCGAACGTCCCAGACGTTATGGAGCTGGCCTTACGCACTCCCCGCAGAACCTGATGTCGTGGCAGGCGTCGTCACCTGGAACCGCAATGGTCTCCATGTGCCGGCAAATTGTCCGCCTTTTGTTCGGGCTGATGTGATATCTCAGCTCATCAAAATGGCGCTCAACACGGCCGGATCGGTAAGCAAGCAGTTGGTTTACGACCCACTGATTCTTGGGATTCCTCCCGCTTAGCCGTTCGTTCTTAGTTCTTCATACGTACCACCTTTCTCTTAAGGAGTCTTATTATGGATCTCGAAAGTTTCTTTGAATTCGAGCCTTCTTTCTCGAGTTACGGCGACAACGTTACCCGTACCGAAAGTTCCGAACCTCTGAACCTTGGAGTTTGGGATGATCAAGCAAGCGCTCGCGGTGCTGACAAGCCCCGCGATCGTAAGCGACTCGAGTTCGCTATCTCGCGCGATTTTGCGAGTATCAAGCTTGACGATGTTGAAGTCGTCAGACTACTGGAAAAGCTAGCTTCCTGTGCACCCCAAACTAAAGTTGCCCGCCGGGTGACGGATATTTGCGGTAAGCTACAACTCGCTGCCAGTGAGCACCGGCCGGCGTCGTTCGCGACGCTCCTACGGAGTTTGCTCAAAGATATCGTTGTTGATCCGAAGTTATACAAGGATCCAATGGTATATTACTGGGATAACCAGCTTGTCTGTCTCCTTTCTAAGTACCCCTTCATGGGGAGTGAGGAGGTGGGTGATGTGGCTGCACTTGAAGATCTCTTGTCCTGCGAACGTAAGAACGCAGAAACTAACAAGATCTGGAGAAACCTCGATGAAAATCACCCTAAATACAGGGCAATCGAGGCTGTTTCACTTCGGATGCACGAGTTGATGGGCCCTGCTCCGTCGACCCAAGAGATCATTGACAAAGGGGGTTGGGGACCCGGTGTTAACGCGCGTTTTGATTTTGATTACACGCGCACCGGTCCGGAGTACAAGTTTGCTGCAAGGCCGACGCTTACTCCTATGATTATACCTATAGCATCAACGGTGGTGGCATCCGTCCCGTTGTGGGATCAGATGATAAATCTGGTCCACGGAACGCAACAGCGTTTCGATCTAATTCCAGGTAACGTATTTTTCACCGTTCCTAAGAAGTTCGAAGTTAAACGTGGTGCTTGTATGGAGCCGATGCTGAACCTCTGGCTACAGATGGGGGTTGAGGCAGTACTCCTTCAGCGTTTACTCGATTCCGATGGCGTTAATCTACGCACATCCGCGATGTTCAACAGAATGTTAGCCGAAGTTGGGGCCGTGACTGGTATCTTTTGCACGGTCGACCTAAAGTCGGCGAGTAATAACGTCTGTCGAGCTCCGGTACGGTCCGTTGTATCGGCCGATTGGAATGCCTTGCTCGTGTCGTTAGCGAGCGAATACGGCCTTCTGCCTGAAGAGTTGCGCAAAAAGATGTCCGACAAGAGCATCCCTGAGATGATCAAATACGAGATGCTCAGTTCTATGGGCAACGGTTTTACGTTCTTGGTAGAGACGCTGCTTTTCCGGGCGATCGTTACCTCCGTAGTGCCTGGTATTTGGTCTCGTAGTTCGAAAGGGATGAAGCTAACTTGGCCGCATGTTGCGGTGTTCGGGGACGACTTGGTCTTCCCGAGTGCTTATTACAGCGAGGTCGAGTCCTTGTTAACCCTGTTTGGTTTCACTATCAATCAGGACAAGACGTTTGTGGACGGTCCATTCCGTGAAAGTTGCGGAAAAGACTTCCATGGCGCAGCTATGGTTAGACCACTTTATATCTCTAAGAGGCTTGACAATGGAGAAGCAGTTGTCTCCCTTGCGAACAAGGTTCTTCGCCATGCTTTTGAGGGTCCTACAGCTCCTAGTAAGTCTGGGGTTTATGGTGACTCTCGTTGGCGCGGAGTTTGGCATACAATCGTTAATCACGTGCGTAAGCCAATTCGCAAGCTAATCACCACGGAACCTAACGTCCCCCAAGGATTATGGGTTCCGATAGGTGAGTCGACCTGGGAAACGAAAGAAGGCAAGCCGCCTTCCTACGTTGTTATTTGTTCTTCCCCGGTTAAAGCCCTTCTGTCTGAGCAAACGACAGTGGACCATAGCGACTCTCCTGAGTCGTTAGTCTACTCCTTAGATAGAGAGAATCTCATGTTATCGCGGATTCGCCAAGTGAATGGCGCCACACCGAAAGGAATGTGGCCCGCGGAGGCTTGCATGAGTAGTAGTGGTGATAGCGCGACCCTCCGACATACGGTGGCCTACCGGCCTGCTATCCGTTGTGTCGTTGGGTCGTGCCGGTGGACACATTGGGTGAGCAATACTACACCATAACAATGTGAATTTGCGGGGCCGTAAAGCCCAGGCAGTGG